GCTTACATAAGGTTGATTAAAGCTCGGATCAATCATAAAGCGATAAAGAATATCCATCGCAAATGGCGGAATGTAGTCAATTCCGGTTTGCGGAATATCACCCTGCTTGAACTTTACACGTAGCGCCCCATCGCCAAGGTCAACCTCTTCGTATTGATTTGTACTGCGCAACGAAGCACCGCCATCATTTGTAGCTACTGCTGTATAGCCGCCACCGCTTCCAAGAAATGCCGCCATATAAGCAACAGCAATTTCAAAGTCAATGGGCAGCTCCTCCGTAGAAAGCTGACGCCCATCAATCTTGATCAAACGCGGCCAAGAGAGAGACTGCGTGTCGTCAATGATCCGCCCCTTCCACTTCAAGGGGTTGATCGTCATTGTTGCAGCAACAAGCGTCTGCTCTTTTTGAGTGCTGGTCAACGCAAGCCAAGCTGTAATACCTGCGCTAGCAGGCAAATCCCCAAGAAGCGACGTGGCCCTCGCAACGCTCAGGAAGGAGTTGGCATCAGCAGCTCCCAGTGTCGATACGAAGGCCATGCGCGTGCCTCTCTAGGGCTCAGCCCTTGACAGTAGTGGTCTTGGTCTTGGGGGCGCTCACAGGGGCCTTCTTGGGCTCAGGAGCGGGTTCAACAGGAGCAGGACAAGCAACAGCTTCAACCTTGGCCTCAGCCTTGAGCTTTGCTTCTTCTTGCTCACGTGCAAGTCGGAAAGTAGTGATCGACATGGCGATTACTTGATAGTGGAAAGCCCCTCCGAAGAGGGGCTGTTATCACAACAGCGATCAGATGTAGCAGCGAAGCTGCGTAATCCGAATGTTGCGATCATCGGTGAACACCTTGTCCCAGTTGGTGCCAGTAGCAAGCTCAGCATTGGTAGGAGCATTGCCAGCAGCATTGCCGGTCCAGCTGATCCCATTCGGATGCACAAGATAGTGCGTCCGGTTGATCAGATAATCGATGCCCTTCAGGGAATCGCGGTCGGTTTCCAGCGGGGTCTTGGCAGGAGCAGTTGCAAAAGCAAATGCGCCAGGGCCAAAGAAGTAGGTGTGCAGCACATCAGCACCGCCAGTACCAGCGCCAGCATCAACCGGCAGGGTGTCGTCAACGAACACCGGGCGACCCAGATAGGTGCCCAGCTCAAGACGTTGAGCAGACAGGCGGGTGTCAAGCTGAGAGGTGGTCGAGGCGGGCTCGATCAGATCCAGCTTCATCAGGGCGTAATACACACGGGAGTGCATCAGCACACCAGTGAGTTCCTGACCTGCATCACCCAGTTTGGCGATAGCGTCCACCATCACGCTCTGAGAAAGCTGGGTGGAGGTACCGCCAACGGCGTGAGAGGAAATCAGGGGACCGCCAGTTGCAAACAGACCCTTGATCGTGGAGATCAGAGTGGTCTGCATGTCGCGCACCCAGTACTGACCAGTGCGACGAGCAATGGCCTGCATGGGGTCAGAACCAGCCAGTTCACCAGCCAGATCCGAGGCTTTCCAAGCCTTACCACGCATGTTGCGCACGCCGGTCTGCACATCACCAGCCAGAGTGGCGGCGGTCAGACCAGAAGTGTCATCAAGGATTTCAGAATCACCAGTCAGATCACCGAAGAACGGCAGATCAATGGTTTTGCCGCCTTTGGCAAACTCAGCCTGGATGGCAGAGTTAGTCACCATCAGACCGGACGTAACAAGAGCGTTACGGTTTTGCAGCTCCTCCTGCTGATATTCCAGGAAAAGCTGAGGAATAAAAGGAATGCCAGCGAGGAGCATTGTCTTTGCCTCAAGTGAAAGTATGAACGAGTGCTAGCAGCACAGCTGCCAAGCAAAGGGTTGCGGTACAACCGCGATGCGAGCAAGGCTCGACTTCACGAGGCACAGCCTCTAACAGTCAAAGAATAGCAAGAGACAAGGGGGCTCTAGCGCTTTTTAGTGGTGTACTTGCGCTTTTTCTTATCTTCCTCCTTTTTCTTGCGCATTCCACTTTCGCTAGCAGCAATTGCAATTGCTTGCGCACGACTTGTAACTTTGCGCCCAGAAGAGGATTTCAACTTACCCTCTTTGAATTCTTTCATCACGTATTCAAACTTGGCCTGCTTCTTGGACTTTTTCATTACACGTAGAGCGATTTAATAAAAAAGCCCCACCGAAGCGGGGCGCTGCACCTGAAAAGTAAATCAGGGGGTAGTGTCGAGAGTCCAGCCCTTGCCAGTGGCAACGGCTTTTTCGCCCGCAGACACAGTGGCGTTACCAGCAGTTCCACTAATGTCCAGGGTTTGAGTCCCGGTCACGGTGGGCAGGCCAGCAAACAGCTCCACAAGGTTCTCGCGGGTGAAAGCAGCAGGAATCACGTAGATGCTGCCACTGGCCATTCCGGCGTCATAGGAGACACGCAGAGCGGTGATGGCCTCTTCGACTGCCGAGGTGATCTGGCGGCCAATGATGTTGCGGTCGGTCTTGAAGGGCATGGCGAATGAGTTGAGCGCTCACCTACATGCTAGGCAAGACGCAAGAGCTACTTTGCAGTGCTAGAATGAAAGGCTACTCACCATTTTTCACGATCGGAGTAATTATTTGCAATGGCGATGCACATTTCAACAAACAAGTCTTCATCATATTTATTTTTTGACATATTTACCATTGAGTGAACCCATCTTACGTTTCCAACGCAGTAGCCAATTTTACTGTCTATTCTATCAAGACTGGCTGTTCCATTTCCGTAGTCAGTAGTTATAGGCCAACCAGTCAATGCGCATTTTCCATCAAAAATAGAACAAAAGTAATCGTACTCCAGCGCCCATTCAATTTGTCTTGATTTTGCAGATTTTTCAAATTTATTGAACAAACGCTTAAATGCTCCAATGCTTGCATTTGCTGAGAATGCTCTTGCGGCAGAAACGCATTTTTTGCACTGCCAGTCGGACAAAGAGCTTTGCTTGGCGTGATCCTTTCTTGTGTAAGCTTGTTCAGCTCCACAGCCACTGCAAACTGAGCACCATTTACCTTTTTCGTTTTTATATATACGAGCTTCACCCTCACCAACGCTTCTGTAATCTTTTTTGCAATGGCGGCAACTGCCGCGTTTAGCCATATTTAGCGCCGAATTCTTAGTGGAATACTTGTTGATGGCGCCGCATTTGCACATTGCCATCCAACAATCGCCAAGGGCTACAACATTTTCATTATGTATTGGAAGCATGTCGAAGAAGTGCTGTCAACTCACCACTTAGCATAGCACCCCAAAAGACCCATTTGGTAACGGAACTCCAATATGCAGGACTCATTTTCCCTCGTGCAATGTTCTTTGCATGTCTCGCCTTAAATGATCGACGACGCGCCTTCTCCTTCTCTGACCTTGGATTGCTACCAGCACCGCTAACACCCTGCTGCCCAAAACGAATCAGTCGAATCTTGTCGCCTTCTTTTGCAAGAACAGCGTGCGACTTGGTTGGGTGATTCGGGGTTCTTTTTGGTTTGTTGTAGCCGGAAAATGTTTCACCCCTGTAAGTGACAGACATTTTACAAAATACTCTAGCCGCAGCGTAGCAATAAAAAGCCTCCCGAGGCACGCTCCCGAGAGGCTTGAGGTCTTCGTCAACCAAGTTCAGCTTACATCGACTGCACTGCTCTGCCCAGAACCGGATCAAGCTTGCCAGCGAGACGAGCTTCGTTCATCAAACGCTTCGCCTTGTCAGGATCTTTTTGCAGCAACTCAGCTGCCTTGGTTGCATTTACGCTGTCTTTGCTGAAGGGATTGTTTGAATAAGTGGTCGTTGCAGCGCGAGTTGTTGTCATACCCGACCCGGTTGCACCACTACCGGCGAAGTAAACTGCAAATTCTTCGTCGTCACGCAATTTTGTAACGGCGTCACGCAAAGAAACGGGATCGTCTTCAGACCCAAAAACAACGGTGCTTTCGTCGTCAAGAAGACGAAACTTCTCCTTCATCAACTTGTAAAGATGCGAAGGGCGACGACATTCGGCTTTTGATAGCTCGTCTGTCACAAAGCGCTCAAGCTTACTTTCACGACGTTTCTCGCGTTCTTGATTGCGCTCATTTTCAAGCTGCTCGTTTGTTTTGCGCAAATCAGTCAGCTCTTTGCGCAGCGATGCAAACTGCGCTTTCATCGCTTCGTTCATTGCGTCAGCAGGCGTTTGGCCTTGAGCCTGCTGCTGCGGCTGAGCCTGAGATTCGGACTGTCCATCATCGCCGTCCTCTTTCTTGCGCAATCCTGCAATGCGCTCAGCAATTGCATCTTCATCAAGATCGTCACTCAGCTCAATACCAGCGACTTTCAAAAAGCTGTCAACCGTCTTCTTTTTTTTAAGATCCTTGAGAAGTCCTTGATTTGTTGCTTTTAGCTTTGTGCTCTCGCTTTCAAGACTCTCAGTGCGCTTCTCTAGTGCTTGAATAGCAGCAAGCGCCTCTTCGAGGGTTTCGGGTACCTGGGCAGGCATGTAAAAACATGAGTTGACTCGTTAAATAGTAGCACTACCTGCTTCGTTTAGCTCAACAGAAGCCTCCATGATCTCAAGATCACGTCCCTCGCTCATCGGAGACGTGTTATCCACTGGCATTTGCCCACGATTTATCATCTGCGCCCCACCGGCAAGTCCCAGCTCACGTGCGGTCTCAGTTCCATCAAGATCCATGTCGCTCAGCAGTTGCTTCACGCTGAAGTCGGGCAGACCTTCAAACATCTCGCCCGCCTCCAACATCCGCAGGAACATCTCGATGGTGATCGCATTGCTGTCCTTGAACAACGAACTGAGTGCCATCACTTGCTGAGAGTGCAGCTTGACAGGGATGAAGTTCTTGCTAATCGTCACGCGCACCTCAGGGATACTGCGATAGGCGGAGGCGTAGAGCAAGGCTCGATTCAACGCATCCTCAAGCCCTTGCACGAGCACAGCTAGTTGCGAATCGCTCTGAGAACGGTCCAAGAGCTTCGCAAAGCCACTTTCCGCCTGCGTCTTGCCCGTTGTCATGGCAACAGCAGCAAGGCGCTCCATGGCCTGCTCAATGCGCCTCAGATTCTCCAGCGTGACCGATGCGCCCTCCATCGAAGCGCTCATCAGATCAAACTTGGCATCAGGGTTCTGCGAGAACAGAGCGCGACCGGCGCCAGCTTTGATCTCGTCATCAGGGCGTACGCCCGTACCCGTCAGGATCGGCGACGAGGTGAGGTGGATGGTCTCTGCAAGATCAGCAGAGATACTCCAATGATTCAAATTAAGACGTGCGATGTCAAAAAGTAAGGGGCGAGCACGGAAAAATGCTTCTTTCTTGCCGCCAAAGACGGGCACAAACGGGATAAACGGGATTGAAAGGTAAGTCGTCTCTTCAAGCAGGTATTTATCTACATTGCCCGGCTCATTTTTCTTTGTGTACAAGCGACAACGAACGCGTTGTTGAGGAATTGCAGGTTCAGGCTCATCAGAAAGCTCAGAAACGCTGTTATCTGCAAGATTTGCAATGTCATAAACACGTACAGCGGGGATGACTTCTTCAAAGAACTCGTTTTGCTCGCTTTGACGACGAACTTCGGTCTTAATTCGCAAGTAAGTCGGGAACGCGCCAAATACACTCTGCGCCCCTATCTGTGCGTTGAACACGTCGTAGCGGCATTCGAGCACCTGCTCCATGCGCATCAGCACAAAGTAGGGGCGAGGATTGAGACGACGCTCTTCTGCGGCACTCAGATTTTCTGGGAGCTTGGGGTACTCAACCCAAATCCCAGAAACGCCCCCGTCAAGCGCTTCTGTAAAAGCTTCTTTGGCGAAGGAAAGTACAGAATGCCCCTCAAGATCTACATCTTCAAAAAAATTACCCCATCCCGGTGCAATATTTTCAGGAATGCCAACACCTTTTCGCAAGGCCGTCCCGCAAACCAAATCACGAAGGTGGCAATAATAGTTCTGAAAGCTGCTTTGCGAACGTGTTTTGCGAACTTGATAGCTTTTGTCTTCTTCTAAATAATCTTGAGGTAGATATTCGTCAGATGCTTCAAAAAGATAGAACTCGGGCAGCGTACAAAAACGAATCGGCGCAAGACGTGAAAACTGCTCTGCTTGCTCTAACGAGTAAGCATCAACGCCCGATACCTCTTCAAATGACTGCTCGTACTCTGGATAACGCCTTTCAAAAGGCAATACGAGGTTGTCAGCCGCTGGTACAAGAGAATTGGGGACGATAGCCACTGTTTTTGCGCCTGCAATACAAGCAGTGTAGCTCTATGGCGTTCAACGCCAACGTGGGCGACTGAAATGAGCAGTTGCACGTGGCATTGTATGCCAAATCAAATAACGCAAAGCGTCACCTGCGTGAGAAAGGTCATGCTTGCCGCCCTTCATTGGACGATAACTTTCATCGTAACCCCAGTTCTCAAGACTTTGTAAGGTTTCTGGGCACGCTGTTGGGTTAACGAGAACAGAACATGCGTGAATATGAAGATTGGTGTGAGCAATTGTTTCTGCAACGGGTGGGTTGCGGCGCTCTGCAACAACCTTGATGCCCGCATTACGCAAGATGTCGTGATCACTCTCGGTTGCGCTGGTGCTGGCATGGCTGCCACTGGCATCTGGATGGCAGGTCACCATGCCATTCGCTATCTGCCTGGGGAATCGACGCTTGATGTGTTCGACGAGATCGAATGTTGTGCGGCACATGTGCTCTTCAAATATGTGAACCGCCTGCCCAGTCGGCGAGGGACGAACAACGGCGTAGCAAGACATGCTGTTCCCAATGTTGAAGTCGGCGCCAAAAATAATTCTTTCGTGAGGTTCTGGATGGAAAACGCTCGTGCAATGCTTTTGACGATCAAATTCATGGAAGACTGTTGCTTGCGCAAGATTAACGAACTCGCCATTCAAATAGGCTTCAATTAAATTTGCTGGGTATGTTGCACGTAGGTTTTCAATAAAGCCCGGATCAAGATAGGGGTTGTCAGCAGTTTTTGCTTTATAGAGCGCTTTCTCTTCTGATGATTCGCGCACAAACATGTTGTAGAGAGCTTTGTGACCCTCGGGCGTAGATGCAAAGCAAAGCTGAGGGCACTTGCCTACACGAACGCGCCCTTGTAGTTTTACAATTGCCGCCTCAGCTGTTTGCGTCGAAACTGTATCAATTTCATCAACAACCATACTTGCAGCATTAACGCCGATAATTCTATTGTAGTTTTCAAATGAGCGCAGAAGAACAGGAGTATCGCCCTTGGGGAGTTTTAGCGTAAATACTGGGAGTGGGCTAGTCCTAAACTCATAGGGTATGCTGTAGCGATCAAGAACATTCTGCCAAGCGGGAATTGCAACGTCACGGAGCAACGGGATTGTGGGTTCCAGGAATAAGTGCGTGAAGCCCTGACTGCGAAAACAAAGCAGAATTGACTTTGTAACCGCTGCAAAACTTTTCCCGCTACCAAAGCCCCCACACAATGCGACCATACGATGATCAAAGTCAGTTACAAAATCTTTTTGATGCGGGAGTAGATCAGACGATATTCTTATCTCACAGTTTTCATAATCAAAGCTATTATTGCCGCGCTTTGCGATTGCACGCATTTTTGACGTGTCGCTAAATAGTCCTAGCGACTGCAGTGCTGCTCGATCTGCGTAGCGACTACTGCGTGCTTTGGCTGGCATTACTTCTTCTTGCGTTTGTGTTGATACTTTATGCGCTTGCTGCTTGTTTTTGCACGCTTGAAGCGTTTCTTCTCTTCGGGTGTCAATTCTTTGCTTGTTTTCGGCGTGTCAGCAGAAACTCGTTTAGACGGGCGGCAAGCAGGATAGCCACGACGCTTCTCGCCGTCAGAACGCCCACAGGGCTTGCCTGTTTTGATGTCAACCCATTCTTCTTTGAACCAGCGAGAGAGACCCGAAGAGGCACGACGAGAGCTGCTTGAGCGAGGGCGAGGCATAACAAGTCAGCTCTTCTCTACACGATAACGCCCACCACGCTTTTTGTATTCACGCACTAACCAAGCATTTGCGTATGCGCTTGGATAGACTTTGAATTTGCGTTTAGCAGCTGCTTTAACGCGAGCGTAGAGAGTCTTATCAACGGGGACATTTTTCGACATTTTGCGTCTCGTCAGACACTTCGACTAAAGCATAGCTCTTCATCTTTGTTTCAAGCGCTTGCGATACGTCTTCAAGTTGCTCAAGTGTTGGGTAGAACTCAACACGACAAAACGCAAGCTTGTCAACATCAAAATCAATCTCAATGCGCTTAACGAATTTCAAATCAAGCTTCAGCGCAGCAAGAATTGCAGGGGCGACATGCGTAGAAGAAACAACTTGTTGCATCAATCCTCGATAAAAACAAAACTGTCAGGAATCATATCAGCATCTGTCAAGCTATGAAACGGTTTTTGAGCAAGTGCGTCAGGAATAAAGTAAAGCATCATGTTATTATCTTTGAAAGTAACGATAATATGCTCAACATCGTTAATTTTTTGAGTCATGCGTAACAGTAATCGGCAATTTGTTTTATTCCTAGATAAATAACATATACGATTGAAGTCATCGGGGCGTAAATGCTCTTGCAAAAACGCGACTAAATCATGTTTCGAGAGTGCTTCAGTCACGTGACACAATCACTAGCAGTGCTAACAGGAATATTAGGGTGTCTTGGGGCTTGAGAAAGCTCAACAAAACGCTTAAATTGCTGCAAATCACGAATATCTTTCAAAATTGCGTTAATTGCAGCATTTAGCTCTTTATTTTCTTCTTTCAATTCAGCAACAAGAGTCTCTAGTGCGGCAATTCGCTCTTTTTTGCTTGACATGCGATCAAAAAAATCAATTTGATTGTAGCACTGTTGGGCGCAATGTGTCAAGTCTGTTTATTTTGTAAGTAGCCTGCTGGAATAGGGGAAAAAAATTTGGGAAGTGGGATAAGAGCACCCCGCTTCGCAGCGAGGGGCACCCCCGGTGGGGGTCCGGTGTGGTGGCCGGACCCTAGGGGTTGGGGATCAGTCGGCAGACTCCTGCGCGATGAGATCAGAGAACGCCTGCAAGTGGGCGACCCATAGCTGAGCCCATACGTTGGCGGCTGGCATCTCTCCCGGCAGTTCACAGTGCAACCACCCGGCATTGTCTGCGGGACGCGTGACGGTGCAGCCTGTGAGGGCTGACAGTCGTGTTGCCAGCTGGGCCGGGCTGTCCAGCTTCACGCTCAGCTGGCAGGCCACTGCGGCGGCTTCTGGAATCCAGATCCTGCCGTTGCTGCGGCTGAGCGTGCTACAGATACCTGCCCAGAACTGGGCGGACGCGCGGCGCTCGGGTGTGAGGTCGGCAAAGGTGGCCACCTTCACGTTGGGGCCGGGCTTCACGTTGGCGCGGGGCTTCGGTTCTGCTGGCTTGTTGCTGGACAGTTTGCCACTCCAGCCCATACGCTCCAGGGCCGCGCGGTCGCGTGTGGTGAGTGGCTGCGCGAGGGTCTCGGCTCTGGTGGCTGCGGTGCGGCGGCTGGCGTTGGTCTGGGGTTGCTGGGCGGCCATGGCCTGAAGCGCGGCGGCCAGTAGTGCTGCGGGATCGTTCGCGGTGTTGGCGGTGTTGGCGGTCTTAGTGGTGCGGGTCATTGATCTGTGGTTGTAAGTGAAAAGGCGAGCACTGTGCTCGCTTGTCTTTGATTGTAGCCGACAGGCCACCGACTTTGTAGGTTCCGACCGATCAGAATACTTTATAGTTATACTTTGACATTTAACTAACTATAAAGTATAAAGTAACGATTCAACGCAAATACAAATAACTAGCATTTGTTGTTAAATACTATTCTCCAGGAAATACTATCAATTACAAATAAGTCACACCTGCAAAGTATTTCTATCTATCAGGAATCCTTGCTAGTTACAAATACATTGCAATCGTTAAATAACATTTAACACATTCGCAACAAATAATATATTTAACAAATCACTGTGTATTGCAAATAAATAACATTTGCTAAATAATAAATAGCAATCGTTAATTAACAAATAGCAATCGCTAACAAATAAATACATTTAACAAATCACCTGGAATAATAAATCTTTGCAAATTACAAATAAATCTAAATTGCAAATAAATAAAGTTTCGCGCAAATCTAAATAACAAACAAATGCAAATAGCAAATAAATGTAATTAACAAATAAATCTAATACGCTAAAAGAATGTCACTTAGTGTGCAAATCTAATGTATGCACAAATATATGCAATTTGAATGACACGCGTAAATGAATGTTGTGAATGCGCGAATGAATGCAAATCATGAATGAATGCGATAAATGCAAATTATCTATTCATTCTTCTAACCCAAGCAAATCTACCATTTCTCGCAGATTTAATTGCAGTGTTTTTGAATGTTTGTTGTGAATGAATGGGCGGCCCATAAAATCTACCTGGCACTGCATTCGTATAAATTTTCTCCTCTTTCCATAATCTCGCTCTAAATCGCTTAAGTTTCAAATCACCCTGATAGCAATAAATAGGGTTAATCATGAATCCAATTCTGCCATTGTATTCAACTTTTTTAACAACATCTAGCTTTTTTAATTTTGCAATTCTTCTGTATGTATTGCTTAAGTCTGCATCAAAAAACGCTGAAATTGTTTTTTCACACTGCGTCGTAAATCCCCATTCATTGCACATATCTGTTAAATAAAACAAAATTAGCAGCTCAGAACTTGTAAGATTTGCGCGTAAAAGTGAATGAAAATCACGGCGAGACATGAATGAATGGGGCTCCTGAATCGACCCTAAGCAGGTGTAAATTTTACCACGAATCTAATGAGTCTCAAAAAAAGAACCCTGTCAGGGACTGGATTTCTTATTTTGCGTCCACAAATCTCACGAAATGAGATCCCTTGCGGCGCAATGGATTTGGGGGTGTTTTGAAAATCCCCCTTTAGGGGTATGGGGAGAGGAATCACGAATCGCCAGCGGGAAGAAATCACGGGCGCCAAATAACAAATCTCTGACGCCCAGGAAATTAAACTTATCGCTTACTCATCAAAATCCGCCTCCTCTAATGCAACTAGCAATTGTTCAACACCTAATGCGCCCGATTGCAAATTCTTGCCCACCTCGGCAATTTTTGCAGCGCTGTTAAGTATCGACGGGATGTCACGAATATCGACAGCGCGATTAGAATCTAAATACTCATCAAGTGTTCTTTGCGATAATGCAGCTAACTTCGCAGCATTCACAGATAAATTTCGCCCAAGATATTCTTGCTGCAAGCGATAATCTTCTAATCGCTTTTTATGTTCAATAGCTCTAGCGTCTTGCTCTAATTTAAGCTTCTCGTGCAAAGTATCTATGTCGTAATCACTTGTACGAGTCGCCCAATTATTCTTTTTTGCAAGCGAATGTAGTCTAGTTTCTTGTAAATTAAATATATTTGCTAGATAAGGGATAGATCTACCCGACCCACAATTAAGCCAAAACTTAAAAATTTCAAATTCTTTTTCCGTTTCAGAGTTAGCACCGCCTTGTCTAATGAAATACGATTTAGAATGAATAGCGCGAGAGTTAAGAATTGCATCGGCGTCAAAATGCGCGAGATTCTCATCGTGTGCAAGCGCATCTAAAGATGCGGATGATTCATCATCAATTAAGTCATCACTTTCATCAAACTGCGACGAATGAATTTCTTGCATAAGAAATACTGCAACGACGAAATAATAGCACGCTACAAATCACTAATCAAATGCTCCTCTTCAGTCGCATTCGAGCGCTCACTAACGTGAGCGACACATAAAAGAAATCAAACAAAGATGTAATGGGGCGCAAAGAATAAATCCAGGTGACGTAATAAATAAAAGCTCTATGCGCAGATACAAAAAAGCCCCTCGCTACGAATAGCAAAGGGGCGAATAAATAAAACTAACTTTATCTACAAATTAAAGCTTGCAGTCAGCTCCTGTATTATACTGCTCAGCAATAATCAAACACGCCTTGTAATCTAAATACTTTTCAACTTCGATGCGATACAAATCTGATGCGCTCGCAACAATCAAAGGGGCGCCGATAATAACTGCTGCGCACGCACAAACTTTTGCAAATGATGCAATCATGATAAATTAAGCGAATTTGCGAGTAACGAATTTATGCGCTTGCGCTTGCGCATCTTTCAAGCTCTCAAATGATCCAGAGAAGTTCATGTCATACACTGTGCGCCCAACAGAAACTTCTTTATACGCGCAGAAATAAAAATCATCAGGGATAGTTAAATTCTTGCAAATATGTCCTACACAATTATCGTTAAACATCACAGCCTGCCAGAAAAGAAATGAGCAGTCCTTAATGTTTTGCGTAACAAATTGAGCAGTCATGAGAAAAATGCGAGTGAACAAAAAATTGATGCAACAAACAAATCAGCAAACTAACGGATTTGTGCCCTCCACATAAACAACTTTTGCAGTAGCTAAAACATCTTCATTCAAAATGCGTTTGTTGCGACGCATAATGTTTTGCGCTTTTTTAATCGCAAGCGACTCACAATCATCAACCTCAACAACAGTAATTTCTTCGTGCGAAGCAAATCGAACAGTGTAGCGAGTAAAAAACATTGATCTTAAATTAAATAAACAACACGAACAAAACAAGTACTCCTTGCCCTGTTCATAACAGTATTATAACACGTATCACCTTCCTTGTCAAGTACTAATCAAAACGAGTTTCATTGCAAATCATCATACGCAACTAATCTTTCATACAAATATCTTCCTTGTCGATTGCGATAAAACAATCTCGGCGCATGATGTAAACTCCCCAGGCAAACAACTACTTTGAAATCAATACGTTGATACTTATCAATTAAACACATGCACGTAACGCTAAACAATCTGCGTAGCGAATAAAAATAATCATCAACATAACTCGTCGTATGATAAAACTTATAATTACTGTTATCAACAAATAAATCTCGATTGCTTCTTACACATTCTCGCACGTACTCTTCTTTTAATTCAACTGCGCTAACAAAATTATACTCATCATCGCAATCATAATTCTGCAATGAAATAAATGGGAGCGACGCAGGATTGTCAGGGGCGAGAAATAAAACTCTCTGCGTCTTAAATCTTTGCAAATACTCTTTCGCATACTTTAATCTACGTTTGACTTCAATCAAACTAAATTCATCAGTGCGTGCAACTCTGCTCATAGCAAATCTGTTTTGCGTGTAAATCTATTCGACTGAGCGCATGAATCCCCCTCTCGCACAAATGCCCCTGCAAGCCCTCTCGAATCCCCTCTGGCATGAATCCCCTGAGCGCAAATAAAAACCCCCTTCCAGAGGCTTCTGGAGGGGGCTCACGAATCTTCTGGGGCGCAGAATCAATCTCTCAGCTCAGAAATCTGAATAATCTCCTTGTCTGAGAAATGTTTTTGAAAGTAATTCAACGCATCATCACGATCAATACATTCTTCAATAATTGTCCACCCAATAAATCCTCTTGCTTTAATGTCTTCAAATAAGATGCGATACTTTTGTAATCGCTGCTTGCGATAGCTTGCGGAAAGATTTACTTTCATAAGTCAATCAATAAGTTTGGAAAAGGGCAAGCGTGAAAGATTCCCGTATTTTGTAATTGATTCTACGACATACTCGCAGAAATCTTGCGCGTAATTTGGACGTGCATAATCTCGCCCGATTAAATACTGTCGCTCCATTTTGTATTCATTTAAGCGAACTCTCTCAGGAAAATCTTCCCGTTGAGCTTTGTATTCATTTTCACGAATGTCCGTTAGTGTTAAAATAATCTCCCACTTAGAAACGCAAGCCCCAAAGAAATCTTCTTCATCGCTTGTGTATTCTTGAACAGCGAATTGAACAAATTGTTTTTCGCCTCCGTCTTCAAAAACACAGAGTTCATCAGATTCAATTCTCCCGCCGTGAAATCCACGTGAAAAATCCTCCCAAGTAATTGTCATGACTGAAAAAGAAAAGTGTGCGTGAAATTAAGATCAATAATGTTTTTCCCAGTCCTGCTCAAGATCACGAATCATTTCACTTTCAGAAAGATTGCTGAATTGAATTTTCAACGCAGCCCCATAAACTGAATCATTGAGAACAAAATTCTTCCATTCGTCAAATGTTTCGTAGCTTGCCATTTCTTCGATAACAAAGATGTATTCATTATTGATAACATAATCAACAATTTTGTCGATTGACTCAGCCTGTGAAGCGGTTTGCATTTTCTAAAAAGCGTGTGTGCGTGAGGTAAAAATCAGAAGCGAACGTAATTTTCTGCAGCAATAAAGCGCAGTGTGAAAATCTCTTCACCGTCGCAATTAAATTTGTAGCTCGCTTGAAAACCTCCAGACGAAACTACGTCATAATCACGCTTTGCAGAAAATAAAAGATTGATGCACTTATCACGCATTTCATCAATCGTCGCAAATCGCAGTCCGTCATACATCGCCCATTTCCAATCAATCGCGTGCATCAATTTTTCAACACGCTCGAAATTAAACTTTTCGATCAGCTCAAAAATTGCGTCAGTTGTTTTGTCAGTTGAAACAGTCATGAATCTGCGAAAAAGAAACAACAGTGAACAAATAAATCAGCGAGAAAGAAACAAGTCTCTCCCCCGCTGACATTGCTATTATAGCACGTTGCACGTTACGTGTCAAGTACTAATCTGTTCGGGCTTTTGATAAATGCCCTTCTGAACAAGAATTTGTTTCGCAGCAAGTTTTGTAATGTCGCATAAAGTGCGCTGAGTAAATAACTTTTTCTTGTATTTAGTTTTTAGATAACATAGAATGTTTATAGAACAAGTACCCAAACTTATGTCAGTAAGACTTTCGTGATCTTTTGACTTAAGAAGATGCTTGTAAATCATTGACCTGCGAACAATGTCAATAACTTGCTCGTCAACAAACTCGTTCAGATCGCTCATTTTTTAAAACAAATGTACTTTCCACCAACAAGAGCATCTTTCATAAAAACAAGTTGCTCTGCTGGGCAATTACGAAAAGCGTGATTACTCAGCTTTTCGTTGATAAATCTAGCACATACAAACCCAATCGCCGTACCCGCAGAAACTGCAATACATGCGTAAATGAACTCTTTGTACTCGTTGTAAAAGTTTTTCATTTGAGATAGAATCCTCCAGATTCCCAGGAAATTACAGAGTCGGGCGCATTAAAATCTGTCTTGATACTTGCAAAGTATTCGCCCTCAAGACCATGAACAATGGGCAAATCAACTTCGGCTTCATCGCCGAAATGATCTTTCACCCAATGAATCACTTGAGTTTCTAAATCAAGCAAGTCATCATCTTTGATCTCTCTAAAAAATTCCTCCCCTGATGCACAGTTGTAAACATACAAATAACATTCATAAGGGGCGGGTGATGTAAGTTGTTTCATTTTGAAATTAGCGAGTGAGTGAATTAAATGTAACCAGCATCTTGTATGCCGGGCTCATCGTAAAACCAAATAATGTCTACATTTTCATACCTTTCACGTAGTTTGTTGCAAATTCCATCAGCGGGTGCCCATGCAGTATCAAATTCAATTTGTAAGTAATCTTCGTCATCTTGATCAAAACTAACATCTTGTGCGCTGATGTCCCATTTTGTCCCCCAATTATTTACTCGCCACATGTACCAATCGGGCACAGATAACGAACTTTCTGCCTTGGGTAAATCTTCGTCAGCGGGCTGAGGAAGAATCTTTTCAAATGGTGCATCATTCATGAATAGCTCACGAATCTCTTTAATTTGTTCTGCGTCACCAGAGAAAGTAACGCGATTCTGACACCAATTAGGCATGATTAAAATTAGCGAGTGAAAAGAGTTTTGAGATTGTTAATCCAAGAGCGCCGCGCAAAAGTAAATCTTGCGCCCTTAAAAAACTTGCTGAACGAAACATTAAAATGAATAGGCGGCAACCAGCAATTCAACGCAAAGTTGATCTGTAATCGAACTCGCCCCAGATACAAATAAAATCGGGGCGAAATGCACCACGGCTGCCACGAATCAATTAAGAACAAAAATTGCCATTCTTGATTCGTGAACAATGAAATGCGACGAAAGATTGAATGATCTTCTTTGTTGAAGATCAAATCAATCATGTACTCGTCTGAATAATTAAGCATCAGTAGAAACGCGAGAGTTCAGATTTAAGCTCACGAGTAATTTTGTCTAGCTCGGAAAGCTTTTGTGCTTTATCTGTAATTTCTTGCACGGTGTAATCTGTACGAAATGAATCGACAGATGAAACCTCTGTCAGCGCCCCTGTATCTTCACTAAATCGTGCAACATAAAAATGTTGCTTAACGTATCGAACACCGCCACCATCAACAGGAAATGTTGTATCCAATTCAGCGTAAACATTTCCATGTCCGAAATTGAATACGATCCTGAACTTATTGTCTTGCAACTGCTGCTGTAAATTGTCAATCTCTTTTTTAATCTGTGCCGTCCATGTTTTGTAGGGCGTGAACTTAACAACCTTCTTCTCAAAGTAATTCGAGAGAAGTGATTGCAAATACGTCGAAACGTAATTTGCTTTTGCGTTAAGTTTGTTGCGTGTTGCAACTTGCAAATCGAGTGTCATAAACTTTCTGAGTGTGTGAACAAATAAACAAGCGAGAAAAGAAACTACTTCTCTCGCCTGTTCCCTAGTATTATAGCACGTATCACCTTACGTGTCAAGTACTAATTTACCTCCTTTCTAGAATAACCATCCCACCAAGTTTTTGATTCTTCAATCTGCGCTAACATTTGATCACAAAAGTTCCTGGCATCTTCTTCGTTTTCGTAAATGTGCGGATAGTAATCAAATTCATTAACGCCGTGATAGCTGACAAGTGCCAAATAAACACTTGCTCGCATCACAACATCCGCACTAACTAATTCACTGACGAAATCATCAAAGTCTCGCCCGTGAAATTCTGCAACCTGTTCGAGAGATTCACTAAACCATTCAGGATACATCGCATGGTATTTATTTGTACCAACAGAAAGAATGTCTCCTATTGAAGAAACAATGCGATGACACGGCTCTAAAGTTACTTCACTGCGCTTTTTGAAATCCTGATCATAAATCAGCATAATTGGGTCATAAATGCCACGGCGATCAATGCAAACAAATGCACCGCCGTATTCAAATGGATCAGCGTCACCAAGATTTGCGATACAGAAATAAGAAGGCTGGGGAGTCATGAATCAAGCGCCTAAAGAAAGTTTCGTAATTTCAATGTCTTGCTTCGACAAAGAAAGCAAAGCCTGATCAAGAACAATTTGTGCAAATTCTTCTGTCGCAGGCTCAGCAGAAATCACCTTGCCCTTTTGCGTTGTCTTCTCCATAAAAAAGCCGCCTACAAATGTATTGCGATAAAATCGCACAATGACTAATTGTTTTTCGTCTCGCCTGTCAAAAAGACGAAATTCTTGCACTTGTTGAACTTTCATGATTTAGTCTTTGCAGAAAAAGTAAGTGCCATTGAGAGTTTGATTGTCCCGATGCGTCAAGCCAATACAGTAATCATTATCCAAGCATTTAATTAAATACTCGCTAGGAACTTTTTTGTGCTTAACTACAACATAAGATTCCGTATCACAAAAAACAGTCTTGCCAGCATCGACAAGAGCACGAATTTCATTTGCGTTCATAATCAAGCTTCGGGAACTCCTGAAAATTTGCTATCACTAATCTCAAAGTATTCATAGTAAAAATCCTTTGGGATTGATTTAATCGCAGACTCTAGCGATGATGCTTTTACTCGATAAATGTCGCTAAATTTATTGAAGAAAATGTAAGTACGCTTTTCTTTAATCATAAGAATTTCGCTGTCTGAAAGTGGGCCACTAATTGAAATAACTCTTGCACCAGTGGAATGAACTGTTGCAATAGCATCTTCTTTAGTTGTTCCATCTTGCAAAAAAGATGAAGCACCGGCGCAAAAACCCGCCTTGACTAAATAAGTGTTCGTCTTCATAGGTCACTCCTCATTAAAATAAAAATCTTCGGGGACTTCCCACAAATCACCATCTTGATGTAATCCCCATTTCACGCCGTCTTCAATCCATTCTGCGTTGGAAATAATTGCATCCCAAGATTCCCAGTACCATTCATGATCTGGGCCGCTTTGACAAATCAAAACATCCTCCATCAGAATGTTCATCTCTTTTGCAATCTTCTCGTCGATGTGATTGCAATAAAGCTGCGGGATGTAAATTCCGTTTTGATCAAGTAATGCGAGACGTGTCACGAGAAATGCTCCTCACAAAGTTGCATACCGATTTCGTAGATAAAGTCAGCATCGACTTTATTGCAAACATCAAACGATTGACGCATTAAATCGTCATAACGCTTGCATTGCTCATCAGAGAATGTCTTCTCTTTTGTAAAAAAATCAATGTAATCGTCAAACGGGTCGTCAGGATGAAAACAAAGTTTCTCTACCCTGTAGAGATAAATGAAAAACTTTTTAACGTCGTCAGTTGACGTAATTGCATCCGGGCAAGCAATCATGAAAATTTCTGAGAAGCGAAAGAAACAAATGCGACGAAAAAGAAAGTAGTTCTCTCTCGTCGCATGTCTACATTATAGCACGTTACACGTTACGTGTCAAGTACAAATCAATCAGGGTATGACAAAGCATAGCGTTCGTTGTATAAATCGCAAGCGTATTTTTCTTCATTACTAATCTCTTCTTCGCCGTATGCTGAATCAATCCAGTCTGGCGACAGTTCATTCCATTCGAGCATGTCACGAATTTGATCGTGACTCATGAATTTAAGACACGCAAGAAGTAAATTGTTTTCCGTTGTGTGTTCCTCTTCAAGTAACTGCATCGCGTAATCGCGTGGATCGTCTTGAAAATTGTCGAAGTCCATTTTCTGAAATTAAAAAGGGTTTGCCCAGGAATTTGCTTGGCGATCAGTTATCTCGCCATCACGATGTAATACATCAATAAAATCAACAAATGCTTGTCGTTTTGCAGCAACATCGTTTTTGTATTCTGGGCAGCGAAACTTAATGTAATGCGCCCATTCATCATTAAACATCGAAATGGCTTGCTTGTTTGTCACGAAAATAAATGCAAATGAACAAAAGTGCGACAAAAACTAACGCTCTCGTCGCAACAAGGGCATTGTAGCAGTTATCATGTTACTTGTCAAGTATTAACCTTCAACCTCCGAGTAAGTAACGCCCGGCATACCGCAAAGAAAGTTTGGGCGATCTAATTTTTTATGCACATAGCTGACGTATTCTCTGAAAGTATCCGCAGGAGTGTTCCCAAACAAATACATGTGAAGCTTTAACGCTTCTGCTTGTGCGTACAAATTAATTGCACCGCTGTCATAGCAATCTGCGATCTCCTGATTGATTTCTAGTGCGTAATCAAGAATGTCCTGCTTGCACTTGAATTGAGTGCGAAAATTCATGATGTCAGTTTTTGTGAGTTGCATGATTAAAAATCAGAAAGAATGTCCGTCTTCGTTCATCCAAAGAAATAAACGCATCTCAAGCATTTCGATGTCTTCCGATGCGTAATCTTCTCGTTCAATAAATGTCCAGAAATAACTACCATCTCCATCATTTTGTTGAGTAATCCAACAATCGCCTTCATACTCAAAAATCTTTTCGGGCGGAGCTTCGTCATACCCGAAAGTATCCGAAGTACCCGGATGTAATTCTTCAAGGCGTTGCAAAGAAATCTCTTTACGAGTTTCTTGCCAATCACGAAACTTAGACATTTTGCTGAAAAATAAAAATGAAACGATGCGACAAAAGAAATTAGATCCCTCTCATCGCATGTGACTATTATAGCACTTATCACCTTGCTTGTCAAGTACTAATCTGATCAATTCTTTAGCAAATATCCTTTGCTCACAAACGTCGCACTTAAGAAATCTGTCGTTTTTATTCACGCAATCTGTTTTAACAATCCAGGCGTCCATCGTTGCAAATCTCTCTCTGAACGTATGACAGCATTGTGCGCAAGCAACAAAGTTACCCTTCGTTAAAACGTATCTTGTTCTCGCATGTTTTTTACTTGTCAAAAACTGCGATGCAAGAATGTCAGCTGTGCGCAATGAAAAACTCTTTGAACTCATTACTTATTTGAAATTAAGTTAGTTGCTCGTCAATCTTCTGCTTCACCCAGAAGCCCCTGCAGCGCTCAGAAATCTGCTCGACGCACGAATATCCAGCGAGCGATTAGAAACCTGCTGCAGAGGCAGGAAACAGGGGCTCAGGGCGCAGAAATCATCCCCACTGAGCCGCCATGGCTTCGGCAACTCCCAAATAAGTTCTTGAACGATTCTTTTGTCGTTCAGGACCGGGAGGCTCCCAATGAACTTTATCTTTATCCGCCTTGTGCATAAATAAAACCTGCTCTTCAACATTGTTTGTCACTTTAAGTCTGGGTAGGTTCTTAAGCCAAAGACATGTCTGCTTTCTTTCTGGGTGTCCAAAGAAATAAGGTTGAATCTTTTGCGTGTAATCTTTAATAAGTAATCTTTGCCTTGCGTGCGAGTGCATGATTGGGTTTTCAATACAAATTCTTTCACACGGATGAGAGAGAAAAAGATTAAAAAACTCAACAGCATCAATCATTTGCTCCCAGCGCCCAGGAACTTTTTTCAGCCACTGAACACCTGACTGCGCTAAATAAGTGCAAGGTGGGTGCGCAATAATCAAGTCCCAATCATCACTGAGAATGTCACGAACATCTCCTAGGTAATGTTTACTATTTTGTGATTCGGGGAGTTCCGTCTCAAGCAAGTCACATGAAACCGCATAGTTCCCACGACTCGCAAATGCTTCACGCACTCTTCCTGAAAATTCACATGCAACAAGAACTCTCATAACGTTTTCTTAATGCGAGCGTGCAAATCTTTGTAGATCACTTTTGCTTCTTTCCACGCCTGTTGATTTTCTTCTTTGTCGCCATCTTTAATCAAAGGAACAAAGTTCTCTCCGTAATTGTGCATAAAACTAATTGCACTTAGCAAAGCAATCTTTTCTTTCTTACTCAACGACATCACTCATCTCACGAATAATTCTGTTTGCTTGTGCAACTGCGCTTTGTGCAAATGTTTCGCACAGCATTGAAAGCTGTTCGTCATCGAGTGCTTCAATAATCTTCAATGGCGAGCAAAATACTTGCATCTCGTTAAACTTTCCACTATTCATTTCTTGATAAAAAAGCAGAACTGCTGTAGTTAGCAGCTCCGCCTCAAGAACATGACAATGCAGAATTTCTTCTGCTGTGAGTTTAGATGAATCTCTGTCGCCATTTTTAAGCGACATGTAATTCATCACAAGTCTGTCAGAAACTGAGATCTCTTGCATCATCCTTTTGCCTCCATTTTTTCTTGAAATGCACGAGCATAGATCTCATCAGCAGTCACAGGTGCTTCTCCGCCGCTGTGATCATAAAGAAATTGCGGCGTAGGATCAACCGTGCCAAACTCAATCGCAAATTGACGCTGTTCGTTCATCAAGTATTCTGCTGTTGCAAAAAACTCATCAGAGTCTGTGCCTGAATCAACCAGTTCGCTGTCTTCTTTGATTTCCCAATAAACATCATGTCCATCGTGATAATTTACTTGATAATGAACAGGCTGTGTAACTTCTGAACGCGAAACAATCTGCGTAGCATCAATAAAGATTTCACAGTATTCGGGTTTGTCGCCACCATGAATTTCTGCGATTAACTGCAAGACATCTTTCATGCTGTCTTCGCCGCGCTTTTGTGAAACATTCTTCGTGAATTTTTTCGTCTGCTTATTGTAGCCAAGCTGATACGTGTTGACAACCCAAGAGGCAGTGTTTGACATTTCTTGATCGAAATAATCAGGTGGATCAATGGGGCGTGGATCGTTAATAAAATCAGACATTTACTTTGTCAGCGAGCATGGCTTTTGCAAAACGAGATTCGGGGCCGTAATCACGAATCATCTCAGGAAATGCGCGAAGAATCCTGTGCTTGTTTGTTGAATCTGCTGCGCGAATTGCGTCAGCGAGCTTTGTGCAGAAATGCCCACCAAACTTTTGCATAGTTTCGGTGAGAATGTAAAAATCGTCGTTAGTCATTTTCTGTGAAAAGAAGCGATAGCAGCTCTGCGCTGCTGTTTGCATTGTAGTCGATGAGCGCTGACTTGTCAAGTAGAAATGAATTCAGTCTAAATAAATTTTTCCATCATCACCGACATAAGCGCAAATGTCAGATTGATCATGCGCTGCATCTGTAAGAATCTGTGAAACTTCAGACGCCCAGTCGCCGTCCCAAAATCCTGCGCCGTGACGATTCCTGGTAAGTATGTAATCGTATTCGGTTTGATTTTCACTAGGCTGCATCAAATCATAAAAATCATCAATACAATCCCAGCTATCGCCAACTTTTTCTGTAATCTGTTTTTCGACAACTTGAACAAACTCTTGAAACTCTCGATAAAGAGTCTCTAAGGATTTTTCATCAAAGTCTGCGATGCTGTAATTTCTATCAAGTGGAGTTCCATCATCGTCACATTCTGTGTAAAGAATTGTCTCGGCGAGTGCTTGAGCTGTTGGGTTCACGTGAACAGTCATGATCTTCAGTAAAGATTACCAATTTCAAATTCTTTTAATGCTGAAATTGCTAGCTCCGTCGCAACAAAAGCAACAATCTCAGGCTTGTTAGCAAAGAAGTAATCCCTGCTTTCTGCAAACTTTGCCCAATAAACAGAGAAGTGCGAGTCAGTAAAAGTTGTGGCGCGACTAACAGCGCTGGGCAGAAAATCAAAATGACCCTCTTGCGATAACGCATAGATCTTACAAAGATCACGCATCATTGTGTTAAATGAATTGCCGTCGTGATTCTCAAGAAATAGCAGAAACTTTCCGCTTTCATCACGCAATTTTGCTGTTGACATTTTTTCTGAGCAATAAAAAAGACCGCTCTGTGTTGAACGGTCTTTGTATTGTAGCATGTTGCACAAGACTTGTCAAGTACTAATCTTGCTGAGCTTTTTTACACATCTGCTGAAATGTAATACATTTCATGTCATCGTCAATGCCCTCAGCTTGCATAATCTTTTCTCGCAGTTCAGAAAGAGTATTCACGTACTTCATTAAAATGTCGCCCTTTACCGCAAGAGTTGTCCAAATCTCACGACTCAGCCAAGGCGTCAAGAACACAGCAATTTGAGCTTTTCGCTTCTCTCTCTTGAGTGTTTTAACGCAATCCTCAACCTGAAGATTAAGTCCATGTAAAATTGCGTTCAGCTCTTGAATGTAAAGCTCTGATTTGATTTTCATGATTCAATCGAGATAACGGGAAGCCTTGCCGCAGAAAACAAGATCCATGACACCGTGAAAATTAGCGGGAGCAATGCTGTAATCATAATCGCCACTACCTTTAGTGATGAAATAAAATCTTGCAGTTTCACGAATAATTTTGTTTTGAACGCTGGCGAGACGATCATCTTTCATCAAGCGCAGCATGTGAATCTCGACTGACGAGAAATCATATTCAGACTCTTCTTGTTTGCGCTTTTCGTAAAGCTTGCAATACATGGGAAGAAACAAACTACCCAGCTCGCTAATCATCCACAAGCGAGTGTCTCCCTCGCGCATTTTATTCAAAATCTTTCGATCATGAATAGCAACGTCAGTCCAGTTGTACTTAACAACATCTTCCGCTTCAAAACACATCCATTCGTGAAGTGTTTTATTTCGCAGAATACGTTTAACAGGTTCTTGCCTGCTAATAATTTGCATCATTTGCACTGTGCAAAGTTGATCGAAGTACCTGCATAGTATAGCAGCTACCATGTTACCTGTCAAGTAAAAACCTGATTCAGTGTTAGAAAAAAGAAACTTCCAAGTCAGGATAAATTACCTTGTTCATTAAACGAGGCAAAATCTTTCTCGCCTCATCAACTGGAAGAAAAGGCTCAGTACGCACAAATCCACACTTTGAATAAGGGCACACCCATTTCGCTACACAGTTTTGAACATAAATCAATGGGTACTCGCTTCTGTTGCCAATCCAAATACAACCTTCATCAATCGCCTGATGCGAATTAAATCTAGTGCGGACAAATGGAAAAAATGCCCCCTCTGCTGCTGCAAAGTTGTTGTAATCGAAATAAACCCCACCCCATGCACGCTGTTGAAGTTGAAAATACCTATCTGTAAATAACCCTAGAATCTGAAACTCTTTCATTGCATTGCGTTCAACATCTTCTTGGCTCTCATAAATATCCTTGATGCGCAGGGAATAACGCTTTTTATTCGTAAGAGCTTCTTTACAAAGCGCGAAGCGTTTCTTCGTTTGTGTTTCTGTAAATAGCAGCGCCCCAGTCTCCGAATATTTGAAGCACAATTTCTTCACTCGCCTTTGTGTCATATCTTTCGACCTCTGAAAGTATTGGGCGCTTGGTGACTATAAACCCTTTCAAGTACTGATGCAGCTTCCAACAGTAATCTTTCTCATCAAGCTCCCACAGCCATTCGAGTATTTGAAAAGAACGCAAACGACACCAGTACCAATAAGAGCGAAACCTTACAGCGTCTGCAGGCAAAGAAATCTGCGCAACGTAGAAAGTTTCACTACAAAGAAATTCACCAACTTCGGGTGCGCCAATACGAGTAATACAGTAATTATTCCACCACCTTTGCTTTAGTTTAACATTCGCCTTCAATACTTGAAAGTAATATCTGCGACGCATGACATACAAAGCATTCTCTTTCCACTTGATTGATGCGTGCTTCCTGACAGCTTTCTGCCTTGGCAGGAACTCTTGCGGCGCAAGCTGAATGCGATGCTTAAAAGCTTTTTTCGTAGCGCTAGACACAAATCTATTGCGTGCAAGAAAGATGATACGTTAAAATCGCCATAAGCTTTTGAGGGCTCATGTCGTGTCTCGCTTCTTCTACGCCGTAATCGTGCCATTCGGCGCGAGTGAGAAAATCTTCTCGGGTCGAATCCAGCAGGAAAACGCTAGCGAAGCAATCAGAGCGCTTGAGCAAATGCACCCAGACGCCACGGAAATCCACGTGCGCAAAGAAAAGAGTCATGCAGTTTCCCGCATCTGACAAAGAAAAACAGCTTGTGCATTTATTTGTGCGCAAGCTCAAAGAAAATCTTGAAGCAACTGCGGAGTCCGCAAGAGAGCTTGAAGATCTGCTGCTTGACAATCATCTTGCAGTTGACAAAAAATATAGAAAGCAACTTCTTGAAAGCATGATGGAAATAGATTCATTCGCCTGGAGATTAAATGTGCAAACTGCGAGAATGAATAATCGCAAAGAAAGAATTATTTCTGCACCGTAGCGAAACTGCTGTTCATTTGCTGACTTGCATTGACGCCTGACACCTCTTACCTTATACTTAAGAGGTTCTATGCAAAAACCTTGTGATGGCAAGGCCAGAGAGGCTGCGATTCAAGCCGGGGGAGGTGGTCTTCGCCCGGTGGCATGGCTCCGACGAGTTTGAGATCGTCGAAGAAGTCGCCTGTAATTCTTTTCTCCCGCATTACAAATGCAAGATCTGGGGCGGGAAAAAATATGATTACTGGATTTTTCCGCAAATTCATCTTTCACGAACTGCGATTGAGATTCTTATCAAAGAAGCAAATCGCAAGCAGCTCTCTCTCATCTGATCAACTCTTTCACTTTCAGAAAAATGGCAACTTTTCTTTCTCGCCGCGAGGCCCAGGAAAAAGCACGTAAAGAAAAAGAAGATCGCAGGAAAAATAAACTGCGACACAAGGATCTGCTTTGGGCGGCAAAGCGTCGTTATCTCGACGATCAGGAATGGTACGAACTTTTCGTACTAGATAGAACCTTTGGCAAATGGGGTGAAGAACAGGCTGCGTACGAGTTTGGCAAATTAGAAGAGCTGCGCGAATTCTTCAAGCGTCACGCAGTCGGCAGCAAGTGCCCGCATCTTAACGCCCTAGAAAAACATCTTGCACTTCACGCCGAAAAAGAAGAAACGCAGGCGAAGCAGAAGACGAAAAAGATCGTCAAGGCTCACCCGAGCGAGGCGCTGACTGCAAAGTAAGACTGCATGTGCCACTTTGTACGAGTGGCACTGGTACACACTTGCAAAAAACTGGACACCCTCGATGCTCACAGACCTAGAGCGTGCCGTGCGTGCCAGGAACATCCTAGTCACGTCTCGCGCAAAACACAAAGAACGCCTGCAACAAATCAAAGATCAACGCAACAAACTTCTTCTGCAAATGACAACATGCGATGATGAGTCAGTTCAATACGAAAACCTTGAACGACAAATTGACGTACTTGATCAACAAGAGTACGAGCTTCACGCAAAACTCAAAAAAGTTCTTCAAGCTGCTGACAAAGAAATCAATGAATCAGTTGCACGACTTGTTCAGCAACACTTCGGATCCGATCTCTATCGCTATACAGCTTCAGGAAATGCACCCGATTATGACGACAGCGCAACGTAAAAGATCACATGCGATAGAAGAAATTATCATCTCACTCGCAGCTCTTAAATTGCAGCTTGCAGCAAAAGAAGACTCGCACGGCTTTGCACGTATCTACAAGCAGCAAGTAGAAGCAGCAAAGAGGGGCTTGCTTATTTTGCAAGAAGTGCTAGACTCCAACGCCAACTGACTTTTCAGAAACCATGACGAACGAAACCACGCAGTATGCAAAAGCTGAAAACGAGTCAGCTCGTTTCACAATGATCTTAAACGATGCGATCAGAGATGATCGTATTAGCTGGCGTGCAAAAGGAATACTTGCTGGCTGCATGAGCCATGCAGGCAACTTTCAATTCAACAAGTCCTGGATTATTGATCATGGAACAGAAGGGCGAGACGCAGTAAATAACGCATTGAACGAACTTCGCAAATACGGATACCTAGAAGACAAAATAAATAGGTGCGAGAAAACTGGAATAATAGTTGGCTGGGGTCTTATTTTCAAAGATCGTCCAAGTGAGCCAAAGAAGGGCCGTCTCCCTGAAAACCCGTCAGACGGTTCCACCGTCTCCCTGAAAACCCGTCAGACGGATAACCCGTCAGACGGAAAACCAGTGACTATAAGAAGACCAATAAATCCAGAAAACCAATCTCTAGAAAACCAAGTAGCCCAGCGCCCGGCGACGCCTCCAGCGGCATCGACGAGCAGCGCACGCTTCACCGCCGAGACGAAACACATTCCATTTGACTTGCAAAATGTCGCTGACGACGTTTGTGCATTTTTCAACTTGCACAAGTCGGGCGCAAAAACAAAACGCGCTTTCGATGGGCTAATCAAAGAACTGCTGCAAATTAAACTTGACAAAAGCGGCGGCATCAAAGCAGTACAAAGTCAACTTGCTGTTGCAATTAAGCGATCTGAGATGGGTGAAAAGAAATGGGCGTCGATCACGTATGACAACTGGCAGCGTTATGGGCAGAGTAATGCAAATAACTCTAAGTTTCAAAGTCCACAGCTCCCCATGATCTCTGTTGCTTTTGCGGAAGACATGGTGTAGGATCTACAAACTCAACCACTCTGCTCGGAAACATGACTCTTCTCGACCTCGCCAATTTTGAAACTGCTGCTGACTCATCAGCAATTGAAAAACACTTTCTTGCCGCCGCATATAATCATCTTTCTTTTGACGTAGGCGATAATGATTGGATCTGTGAATTCATGGATCTACCAAAATCTACTGAGCTATTCAGCGACCCATTTAACAGATACGCATACAGCTGCTTATATGAAGAGTTCACTAACTTTTCACATGCGCCCATCAATGACATTACATTTTCGACTCGCCTAAAAAACGCATCCTCTTGCGAGCTAAGAGCTGCTGAGGAATATGTGCAAAGTATTGCTAGTTTGCCGATTGAAAATGATCTAGACACCTGGCGCTTTCAAATTCTGCCCATCTGGAAGTTTCATCGTTCTCGCCGTCTGATCAAAGATTATCTTGCAACGTCGCTTGATCTTGTAAATAAAAGCTGCAGTCAAGCCGAATCAAAAGTTGCTCTTGCGAATGTTCTTCATGCCGCCGAACTGCTCGACGGGAATGACCTCGCTCAGGAGGCCCTACACCCCCTCCTCGCCTCTCGGGAGATACTCCTAGGCCCGAAGCTGATCAACAGGGTCTTGCAGACCCGTTTCAGCGGGCTGAACAGCTGCTTGGGTGGAGGCATCCGTCACCCGGACAGCGCAGACAAGGGCAGGCTCATCGTTGTGGCAGGGCGACCGGGCTCTGGCAAATCAACCTGGGCAATGAATCTTGCACTTGACGTTGCAATGAAAAAGTGCAAAGTACTGTTCTACACGCTTGAGATGTCAGAAAAAGAAGTCTGCGATAGAATGATAAGTTGCATGGACTATCTTAATTGCATCGAGAACAACGCACGCAATCCTTTGTCTTATGCGCATGTCATTCGACAAGCACGCGACAAAGATCAAGAAGAACGCCTGCGTGAAATGCAATTAGAAGAAATAGCAAAGAATCTGATCTTTGCAAAAACTTACGACGTTACACCCGATCAAGTTGTTTCTAAAATCAAAACAGAGAAGCGTAAAAATAAAGATCTTGGGCTTGTCGTTATAGATTACCTTACTTTGCTTGATCTCGACTCAGAAAAAGTTTCAAGCGAAAACAGAGCACTTGCTGTTGGCAAGGCAACGCGACGCCTCAAGACAGTTGCCCTTCAGACAGGTGTTGACATCCTCGCCGTCTGCCAGCTCAACAGGGGCGTGGAAATGCGTGACAACAAGCGTCCAATGCTTTCTGATCTACGTGAATCAGGTCGCATCGAAGAAGATGCTGATGTTGTAATTATGAATTTCTGGCCGTATTACTACGACAAAGAAGCCGACCCACTTCTTTATGAGTACGCCGTTGTGAAAAATAGACAAGGTGCGACGGGAACATGCAATGCAACGTTTGCTGCACAGTTTTATGCAATGCTTGATTCGATGAGTCAACTATGAAGCATTCCTCTCGCCGTGAATCTTGCCCAATCTGCGGACGCAATACAGACGACAAATGTAGGTGGAACGATGAAGTGATATTTTGCTACGACGGAACATCTTTTGCACCGCCTCAATACTTGAAGTTGGGCGATAAAGTAAAAGTTGGTTTGGACAGTTATGCTCTATTCTCGCAAGCGTGTGGATTTGCAAATAACTCTTATGGGTTCGCTTTAGTTGATGACTTCGATTACAGATTCTTGCGCTATGAGGACAAAAGAGCTTTTAGAAAAAAGTGCGTTAACATTACACGCACTTTTATCAAAAAGCGAGACAAAGTGTTTGCGTTCGTAAATGCGCTACGCGATGAATGCGTTTTTCACGAGATGCGACTTGATGAGTTTTACGCAAACAAGCGCTGCACTAAAAAAGCAATTTATCTAGTCGCCGCTCTTTCTAAATTTGCCGCTGCTAACAAAAGATACGTTGTTGATTATCTTGGGCAAGTCAAAGAAGTGATGGAGCGTGCGGAAAAATTGGAGGAGACGCTGAGTTCAATCTATGATTTTGAGCGCCTGCATTTCAATCAGACGTATGACGACAAACAAGAAAATATCTCCAGCGCCAAACTGGACTCAGATCTTCACACTGCGCCCTGATTTAGACCCTCCAGGATTTGCAGAAGTGTTTATTGACATCCACGAGAATCCCTACATCAAACCCAATGAAGTTGAAAAAGAAAAAGCCGCTGAGAAAAAGAAAAAGAAAAAGCTGGGGCGAAACGAAAAAGCTTAAAAGTCATCCCAATTAGACCCCTTGCGTTTCTCAAACTCATCGAGTGTCACTTTTTCAAAATCAATCGGCGCAACAGGAATCTTTCTTGTTAAATGTTTGTTGTCAGAGTTCTCTTCAGTTGCAATCCCGTTGATCTCGCAGTATTTCTCATACCACTCTTGAATCATTCTTCTATCAACAAAGCCCTGCATTAAATTTGCAATAGCTTGTACACTCTCGCCTTTTTCAAAAAGCAGGTTGACACAAACGCGCAAGATGCGATTCAGGGACGTTGAGGCTCGTGTTGGCATTTTGCAACTAAGGGCTTGACGGGTCGTGCTACGTGATGCTACCTTACACAAGTCACTCGACTATCTCAGTCAGAAAACATGTCGGTTCATCAAAAGCTCATGCAGGCACGCATCGCACTGCAGGGCAAAAAGCTGTCGAAAAGCGGCAAAAACAAATTTGCTGGATACAATTACTTTGAACTTGGTGATTTCCTCCCAACTGTTCAAGAAATCTTTTTGAAGCTTGGCATTTGCGGTGTTGTCAGCTATGGCACCGAGCAAGCAGTTCTCACGGTCTACGACTGCGACAAACCCGACGACAAGATTCTGATCTCTTCGCCAATGTCGTCTGCTGCGCTCAAGGGCGCACACGAAATTCAGAATCTCGGCGCAGTGCAGACCTACCTACGTCGTTACCTGTGGGTGACGGCGATGGAGATCGTTGAGCACGACGCCCTAGACGCCGTTCTGGGTAGCGATGGCGCTCGTAGCTCTGCGACACCAGCAAAGCGATCATCTCCCGCTCCTGTTTCTGCCCCTGAGCCCGCTGAAGCGTCGCCTGAGATCTCTCTGCAGCGCAAGCTGGAGAGCAAGCTGAACGAGCTGGGCATCACCCCCTACGGCATCAAAACCGTGCTGGCGCTGACGGAATCCGAAAGTATTGATGCGATAGCAGAAAACAAAGCCACTGCACTCTTGAAAGCGGTTGGCGCTGATCACATCAAGATGTTCAACCAAGGCAAGAACAGCAAAGGCGCACAAATTATTCCTGCGCCCGTACAAGATCAACTGAGCGCTGCGAACTCGATTGATGAACTAGCGAAGGCTGCTGAGGAGGCGTTTGGTGATGACTGACCACCCCATCTCCGGGCCATCGCCAGAACTGGCGGCTAAATGGGTCCACGAGATCTACGGCAACACCGTAGTCATCCCCCTTCAAAAGCCCATGCTCGACGTCATCGACCACGCCGTCCGATGGGGCGCCGATCAAGAGTTGGAGGCGTGCTGCGAGCTGGTTAGGGACAACGACGGCTACGAGGCTGCGATGGCACTCCGCGCTGAACGCCGCCCATCTCCTAGGCCGCCTCAATCTCATGAGGTTTTTTAGGCGAAAAGCGTGGCGCTTGACTGCTAAGGCGCTGGGCGAAAAAGCAAGCTCGTGCGATCAGGAGTCAGATCATGTCGCCTTCGTAAGGCTGCTGATCCTGCTTAGCTATTTAACGACGAACTGCTTTATCATCGCTGGTGTAATCCGTCACTGGAATGGCTAAACACTGCACGCACACCTTTAGAAAAATAATCTCAACACACAACTGGAAAAATCAACGCAACATAAGGACGTACTTTCTTCGCTGCAAGTGCTGTGGGCATCGATGGAAAGTTTATTATGACACAAAGCGAAAAAAAGAAGTTCCACTGCCGCCTAGGTACAAATGGCTATCAACTGACGACATTTATCTAATTCTTACCGACCCTCGCCCTGGGGGTGAAATTGCAAAAATCCTTAAGGTCACACATCAGACTATTAGCCAAGTCAGAACAGGTCAATCGCACAAGCACCTCTTCCCTGAGCTTCCGCGAAACAACTCAGGCAGCAGGCCAAAGCTCGTAGGCGGGGATGGAAAGTCCTGTCGCAACTGCAAGCACTGGTGGAAAGGAAGCTGCGACCTTGACATTCCTGAGGCAGGGGGAGCATTTGCTTCAGACTGCCCATACTTTGAAGAATGAGCGTAGCTTGCTTGCAAATTCAAGACAACTGCGCGATAATTGACACGCATCTCACTCTCAGAAAATGGTACACCCACGCTCAGGTTTCTACATAAAAGACGACCGCGAGTACGTCTCTGTCAGCACGGTGCTGGGGCGCACGTCTGAACTCTTCAATCCGAACAAGATGAAGGGCTTGGAGATCTGGCGTCAGATGGAGCCAAATTGGCAGGAAATCATGCAACGGGCGCAACGAAGGGGAACAATCATTCACTCAGAAGTTGAACTTTCGTTCATGGGCGACGCAGATAAACACAAAATGGATCATCCGACAATGGATGAAATCATGGAATACAACATTCACGAGTACATCACTCATCTTTCGCCTGTCCTTGACTTAATCAAAAACGAAAACTTCAAGAATGGAGCCAGCAAGCCGTCATTCCTGATGGAAGAAGAATTGTTTTGCGATCTCGGTTATGCAGGTACGGCTGACCTTCGCCTTACCTGGGAAGGTCAATACACAATCTGGGACTGGAAAACAGTACGCTCATACAAAGAAGATGGCGTGAAGAAAAAACCAAAATCAATGTCGCACTACAAAGAAGCCGAGGTTCAGATTGCTTCATATGCGCTTGCTCACAATCTTGCCGTAAAAAAAGGTGAGCTTGACAATCAGATAACTCAGGGTGTAATCTGTGTTTGCTATGACTGGCGTGAACCACACATTCACGTTCTGGACAAGCAAGAGCTGAAAGCAAAAGCGCAAGAGTTTATCGAGCGCTTAAACGCTTACACCTCACTCGAAAACGTCTCACTTCCTCGGGCGATTAACGTCGCCATCTAAACATGCTCACAATCACTGCCAGCGGTTTCATCACAGGTGAACCCAAGGTGGAAGACACTGAATACGGCAAACGCGCCACTGTCACCATTCGCTCTAAAACCACCAACGGCAAACAAACTCATTACATCAACGCAGTCTTCTACGGCAAGAAGATTGACGTAGCCTCTAAGTACATGATGGATGGTCGCCAAGTGACCATTATCGGTGGTGTACGAAACATTAGCGGCAAAAAGAAGCAGGACGGTAGTGAGTACGCGTCTATTTATATGGATGCCATGGACTTCACGCTTCCTGAAAAGATGAACGGCGACTCCGAGCGCAAGACAATTGACCCGGAAGTTGCGTTCTGATTTCTTGGCAGAGTAGAGCTAACGCTATCGGCTCGTATATCTGCCTCCCCGATGCTGTTACAGCCACTGCTCGGACCATGCGGTGGAAGCCACCTGTAAAAGCATCAGCAAGCTGGGGTCTTATCTGGGAGTAGAGCGGATCCGGCCAGTCATGGCTTCTGGGCTCTATTAAGGCAGACCACTCGTAAGTCCAAGACTTGAAAACCTCCGAAAGGGGGTTTTCTTGTATAATTCGCTCAACCCTTAATTGCTAATGGCTCAGCTCATTGGACTTTATAGTCCCGCCCCTCAGTCGGGGAAAACATTCACGGCGAGTGTTTTGGAGCAAAGTGGATACAAAACGATGAGCTTCGCCGAACCAATAAAGAAAATGGCGACGGAGTTTATCATGTCTTTCGGCTATCCCAAAGAACAAGCAGTCAGATTTGTATGGGCGAGCAAAGAAGAGACAATTCCTGCGATTAAAACGACTGCTAGGCACATACTGCAAACACTAGGAACAGAGTGGGGGCGTAATTGTATAGGTAGCGAGATCTGGCTAGATTGCATGATGTCTCGCGTTGCTTCTCATCTAAAAGACAGCGACTCTAAAATTATTATTGATGACGTTCGTTTTCAAAACGAAGCCGAATTAGTCAAAAAGATAGGAGGCGAGATGTGGATGATTATTCGTCCGTCAGCACAAAGAAATACGACTCATGAATCAGAAGGCGCACTTGACAAATGGGAGTCATTTGATCAAGTCATCATCAATGACGGTACAATTGCTGACTTCAGGGCGAAGATTGACAAAGCCGCAGGATGCTAAAAGACAAAAGTGACGAATTTTATGGGGCGCGGCTTGTAGCTGATGCACGCTTACACCTCGGGGCAATTGTGAATAACGAAAGCTCCGAGGCGTTTTTTGTAACAATGTGCAAGATAATCAAAAATGAGTTTTACCTGGGCTATAAAACATTCACGGGCAAAGAGATAAAACTTGCTGGAATGAAGGACTTTATCTTTAATTCTCATTATGGACTAGGTGTAAAAAGAGAAACAATGCCAACATTTTTGGCAAATTGTGCAAAGGCTGCGACTAAAGACAGAACGCAGGCTCAGTGCGCCGCAAGATTTGTTAAGTGGCTTGGTGAACAGCATGACAAGTATGACCTGCCGCATGAATATCTTGAATTTAGAAGAATTGATGCTTACATAAATGGTAAATACAAGAGAGATAAACGAGAAAAGTGGAGGCGAATAAACATTCTTCGCAGATTGTATCATCAATATCCTGAGCTTTTGCAAGAGATCGGCGCAGAAAGAAAATACAAAGATGTAACAGACTGCGCACAAGATCTTGGTTTTTGGGAAAAGAAAGAACGACTCAAGCCCCTTGCTCTATACAAGCACCCAACAATCTTGCAAGTAGAGGATCTTGCAAAGGCTCTCAGCAAGCGTCTTGACAGAAAAAAGAGGCGCGTTTTAATAGCTAAGCTAATTGAAATCTACAAAGAAGAGCCCTCTGCGAATGACAGCGAATTTGATCACAACGCTTGAGCAGTGCTCTGTTCAGTCCTATTCCTTCTTTGTCGCTGGCAAGCCTGAGACGCAGGGCTCAAAGAGTGCGTTTGGCCGCGCCTACACCGACAAGGAGGGCCGTCAGAAGGTCGCTGTAGCAATGGTGGAGCAGTCCAAGGGCCTCTATGCCTGGAGGGCTTCTATCGGGCGTGTGGCAACGCTTATGCGCCCTCGTGATTGGGCGACAGATGGCATTTTTATGCTTAACGCACTATTTTATATGCCACGTCCAAAGATTCATTTTAACAGTAGAGGCGAGTTGAAGCAGGGCGCACCAGTGTTTCATTCGGTCAAGGGCGATGCAGACAAACTCCTAAGAGCCTGTGGCGACGCATTGACAAAAATATGTTACGATGACGACGCTTTGATTGTCGCCGCCACATCCATGAAGGTTTTTTGTGACCCGAAGGACGGACCCGGCGCACACATCAAAATCTCTCGTCTGGATGCAACGGCAGCATCGGCAATGATGCTTGCTCTGAAGCCCTGACGACGACTTCTTGCAAGAACGCGCTCAATGTGCTATCTTGCACAAGTCAACCACCCCGCCTTTATGGCACGCAAAAAACAGGACGCGGAAGCCGTCCTTGATCCCATCGAACTCGACGACACCAAAATGCCTACTGAAGCTGCTGTCCTGGAAACTGAAACCAGCGAAGCCAACAAGTCCACCAAAGTAAAAGTGAGCGGCGAGCGCAAAGCTGGTCAGGAGCTGCTCGATTACGTGCAAGCTAACCAAAGCCTGCCCCCTGAGGATCTTGCATTCGGCGCCGGCTACTACACCAAGGAAACCGACTCCGAGACCGGCGAAACCAGCACTCGCCTGCACAAGAACGAGTTTTTCAAGGCTGTCACTGAAGCCAGCACTGGCATCGCCTTTGTTCCCGCTAAGCGTGCCTACACCGCTCGTCGTGGCCGCGCCCCGATCATCACCGTGGGCAAGACCGGCAACTGCGTCGTCGGCTCTCGTCATGCCACCATCGCTGGCTTCGAGCCCGGCAGCAAGGTGAGCGTCACAGCCGAGGAAGGCAAGATCATCCTGACCCCCTGCGCTGATGAAGCTGCTTCTGCAGATGACAGCGGCGACGACCTGGATCTCTGATCAACCCATCAGGTTCAATGCCCTAGCGAAAGCTGGGGCTTTCTTTTTCTTCGTTAATCACAACAATGACATCACTACAGAAACAGGCGAGGCTATGGAGAGAAGCTTTTGAAGTTAAAAGCAATAATGAGCGAGGAAGTCATCAATATAATTTGCAGATCAAGCTAATCATTGAAGAGTACACGGAAGTTATAGAGGCTTTCGACGCATTCAGGCAGAGCGATCTATCAACGCATACTGCGCTTCTGAAGGAACTCGCCGATCTCGTCTTTGTCTGCTATCAAGCAGCAGAGAACATGGGCTGGGATCTTGATGAAACGATGCGGCGAGTGCTTGACAGCAATTTGAGCAAACTGGATGACAGCGGGCGCCCAATTAGAAATGAAGACGGGAAAGTACTAAAGGGGCCGAATTACAAGCCGCCCGTGCTTGATGATCTCGTCGCTATCAACTGAAATGATTAAATTCTTCTTTCACTTTCCCCTGATCAATCAACTTGCAACCTTCCGTGCGGTGTCAGAACTTGACGCAAGGCATCAGTTGATCAACAGTCCGTTCGCCCCGTACTACGGTCAGGCGATCCTGCTCGGGACGAATGACAGACGGCGAGGTTGATGTCATCATTGCTCAGGTTTGGCGCCCTGAGGCTGCTCTAACTGCCAATCTGAGGGCTCTTGTTCGTGCCGCTGCCTGTTACGGGTGGCGGTGCGCTCAAGCGGCTCGCTGGATCGAAAAACACTTCACTCGCTGATCATGGTTAACCCCATCGAAGAACAAAGGCGACAAGATCGCCTTGATGCTTGGTATGAGCAAGACGGGCGCAACGATAAAAGCCATCCCCTCCATGCTCTTTATACTAACCTTGCTGACAAATACATGAAAGAGGGGCAAGGCGATGCCTAAGTCGATCAACCTTGAAGAACTCTTTCAAAGCTATTGGAAAGAATCTTTTCCTTTTGCGCCGGCCAATAAACAAGCCGCTGCGTCACATGTTGCATTTGCGCAATACGCAATCATGCAGGTAGAAGCACTGCGCAAGAAAGAGGATCAGTGATTCTTAACGATTTAGAGATTGAACGCTTGTGCAAAGAGCAAGCAATGGTCCTTCCCTTTTCGCCCGACCAGCTCAATCCAGCGAGCTATGACGTGCGACTCGGGGATCAGATCATGATCGAGTCAGCTGCATCCTCTGATTTTGTGCGTGCTCCCATCAATGGATTCACAAAAGAGAATCCTTGGTTGCTGCGCCCTGGGCAGTTCTGCTTGGCCTCCACGGAAGAGCTGCTGAACATGCCGGAGGACGTAGCCGGACAGTTTGCTCTGAAGTCCAGCAGGGGGCGCGAGGGTTACTCTCATGCTCTCAGTGCCTTTATTGACCCTGGCTTCCACGGCAGCAGGCTCACTCTTGAGCTACATAACATCAGGCAGGTCCATCCAATCCCGCTCTATCCAGGAATGTTGATTGGACAGATCGTCTTTCATCGCATGTTTGGTGCTCCACTTGTTAGTTACAAAGAGAAGGGACACTACAACATGAATGAAACCGTGATGCCTAGCATTTGGAACTAGATAAAGCTAGGCTAAATCTTCTAGTATTTTTGTGTACTTATCGAGCGAGAACTCCTCGCTCATATTTTTTGCTGATTCAAGTATTGCCCAATACGCCCTGCTGTTATTGAATGACGCTTGGTGATTCAAAAGCAGGGCAAGCTCTAAAAGCCCCTGATAATCACGATTCCCAAACAATTCCTTAAGGCGTTCCGCATTGAGCCGTTCCTGAAATTGATCTTCAGGGCGATAGCTTGGTGATGACATGACGCGTGGACAATTATGACTGAGCGTAACGAGCCATGGCTTGAAAGTCCATGCGAAGAAAATCAGTGGAAGTGGCGCGTTTACGGAATCGGCATGGTGTGGGATCATGCACAGGAGTGGCAGGCCCGATGGAAGCTCCACTATCTGCAAGTTTCTCAAGGCACAAACACCGACAATGGCCCGCGACGCGACACAGGCATACCTCAATGAAATAGGGCGCTATCCTCTTTTGACAAAGGCGCAGGAGGTGATGCTTGGTACGCAGGTGCAAGCATGGATGGCAATAAGAGACAGAGACGAGAATGAATATACCGAAGAGGAGAGAAAGATTGCAAGGGCGGGACGGAGAGCAAGAGAGAAGTTCATTAAGTGCAATCTTCGCCTAGTAGTCAATATCGCAAGAAAATATGTTCCAAGATGCAGCACTCTTGAGCTAATGGATTTGGTTCAAGAAGGCAACGTTGGACTTGCGAGAGCAGTTGAAAAGTTTGATCCGACTCGTGGATATGCAATGAGTACTTACGCCTATTGGTGGATCAGGCAGGCGATACAAAGATCAATGCAGTTCAGTGATCTAACAATAAGGCTCTCGATAAACGCTCACGATTCAGCCGCAAAGATAGCAAAAACTGTTGAAGCCTTATCTAAAGATCTTGGCAGGGAGCCAACTGTTGTAGAAATATCGGAGTTTAGCGGTTTAAGTATCGAGGAAATCAGACTTGCAGCCACTGCGCCAAAAGTAATCACAAGTCTAGACAGGAAGGCGAATGACACAGATGGTTCGAGCTTTATGGTTGAACTTATACCGGACGAGAGACACTCGAATACAATTGAAGACGCAGAAAGTAGAATAAAAATAGAAGATGCCTATGATGCAATAGACAGATACTTGGATGGCACAAGTAGATTTATTGTTCTTGAGCGCATGAAAGACCCTCCGACGCCATGGAAAAACCTGTCTGCTGTAACTGGGCTTGGTAGAGGCAAACTTCAGTCGATGGAAAGAACAGCATTGCAGCGCTGCGCACTATTACTAAGAATTAAAAACAGATTTGAGCTATAGCTCAGTAATCCCATCTAACGCGTGGACGCCCGCGACGCATTCCCAGATGACAGAATCCCTTGGGCGCACCATACCCCAAGCTGTATTTCCAATTCTTGTCGCACCATTTCTGAACTTTGTAAATATCAACGCCTTTCACGTAAAAATCAACCGCCCCAACATCAGGTGCGTCGAATAAATGCTCACTACTGCTAGCGCCGCCAACCATTTTATTAATTGACTTTGGGCGATAACCACTTGTAATAATAATTGGCTTGCCACCAAACTGAACGCGAACTCTTTCTAGAAAAGCTGCAAGTTCTGCGGCAACTGCGACCTGATAATCAGCAGCAAATCGCCGCTCTTCTTTGTATAAAGCAAATTCACCAAGCTGTATATGAGGGGTGACATGCGTGGTGAAAGGTGAGGTTGGACGAACTCTGCCAGGCTGCTGCTCAGCTTGCTGACTCCCTACAAACAAAGCGACTTCATCTTTCCTGCGATTAACTAGACCTTCAAGAACCTTGTTGCCAGCTTTGTTCCAGCGAGGCAGTTCTTCGATTACGACTTTATTTACACTTTCGCCCGCAAGCAATCTTTTTCTTAGTGTCGATTCCTCTAGCGCGCCCAACCCAACATTGTAAGCGAAGCTGATAATTGCAGCTTGTTGCTCGCCACGCCACTTTTTAGCCATAGGCAGCAACGTAAACACACCGGGCGCAAAAAGATGCTCCACTTCATTTTGAAGCATCTCGTCTGCCATCTTTTGTGTAATCTTGTCGCCCATGCGCACAGGGCCGTCAATCAGCCTCGTGGAGCCATAGCCAATTGTCGGGACGCCTGCTGGACACAAATAAGCCTCCAGCCTGCAGCCCTCCCACTTCTTGATGATTCTGAGTGCGGGCGCAAGCCAGGCCGGCGGCAGCGTTTCTTTTGGCAGTGGATCAGCGCGATACATCTCAGCGAACTGCTCCAGCGTGTCCACTGAAAGTTCACCCTGCAGCCAATCCCATGCTGCCAACTGATGTGGTAGCAGCTTGAAATGCTTTGCGGCATCACGCAGTTGAATCGTGCTCATTGATCAAGCCAAGGTGCTTTAATTTGCATTGCACCGCCCAATTTTCGACTTTCGCTCGTTTGCAGCGTTTCGTCGATTGGGTGATGCGTGATTACTGGTTTTGGTTCCGCTGGTTGTGCAGCGTGCCATTCTTTTTCAGCTTGATCAAGCTTGCCAGGCAAGGTCAGCTCGAACCACCATTGACGTATAGCCTGTTCGAGCCGACGCTGCCAGCCTGGCTTGCCAAAGCTGATCAGAGCTTTTTTCCTTTCAGCGCACGCAGCGCATGAAACACAAGCTGAATGATGCTGTTGTCCTTCAGGGGGGACAGAGCGATCAGCTCAGAAGCTGCGGCTACGACTATCCACGTTGCAGGATGATGCAAGAAGTCCATTGTTAGCAAGAGGGTGGACGCACTTCTAGTCTAGACACGCGCTGCTCGACACCATTCAAACGAGTAAAGAATTCCTTGCGGTCCGACTTTATGTCAGCGTGAAGAACCTCCAGCTGCGTTGCAATGTGCTCTACTGCGCTGGTTAATCTAATTACAGCGTCTCGCGCCTCGTCAGACTTCCTGCTAAACCCCATTGCACCCATGGCCGCAACAGAAATAGAGGCGCCGGCCACTGCGGCTATGACTTCAATCATGGCAGCAATGGCTACTTGTACAGGCTAGCGGCCTTGGTGTTAGTAGGTTCCGCCATCAAACGAATTTTCAACGTTGGTTACCCGTGCCTCCAAGGCAGCGAACGTATCACTGCTTATATCTCCTCGCAAAATAGTTACAGTTTTTTCATCATCTGAAACAATGACTGTGTTTTGCGTTGTGTTTACGCTAACTGTGCTCATGATGTGTAGCCCTCGGAAACAAAAATTATTCCTTCTAAATAGTATTCTTTCAATCCTCCCGTGTCTGTAAGTAACACGTCGTACCAAGCTTCGCTGGGAAATAAAGTTGTTTGCTCATCTGTTAGGGCAATAGATACTGTTCCGTTAGCCCGATTAGTATATGTGACCGAAAAATCTGCGTATTTTGTTGTACGAGCTTGGTTCCAGACCTGTGCAGCGACAGTCCAGCCAGTTAAATTGATAGCGGTTTCGGTGCTGTCTTTGAATTGAAGCGTCACGTAGTAATCCGCCCGACGCTGCAAACTGATGTTGTACGTGCCGGGTGAAACTGCCATGACGCACCTCCTCGCTACAGATTAGCGCCCCTGTCCACGCAGAAGCTTCCTAGTGCCGCGCGGCTTGGAGCGCTTGCCATTGCCTTGACGAGTGAGCTTTGGCTTGCCTGCTTGATGCTGCAGAGCTCCGGTGCCGGTTTTACTGCGGACTGCCACGCGATGTGTAGAAACCTAAGGCGAGTTTACCTACCTATCGCCTTTCTGCAGCTCTTGCACTAAATACTGCCGCAACGCATGATCAGCGGGAGTGGGCGCAGGCTTCAAGTCGATCTCGAGAATGCGCAGCTTAATTTGTCGAGCATAATACTCGTCAAGCTGCTGCTTGACTTCTTGCGCTTTGGCATAGCGCGTTTCAATCGCCACAGTGGCGCCAATGATCACAGACAACGCTGCGACGATGGCGCCAGCAGTGGCGATCCAGCGGTGCATCAGCCCCAAGGCACACCAGCAGCCTTCGACGGTGCGCGTTGCTCGTCGATTTGAGCTTGGAGGGCAGCTTCAATTTCAGAAACTTTTTCGTCGCCGCCAAGGGCTTCCTTGATCCAGCCGATCACGGTGTCTTCCGTAAGGTCGGCGTAAGGGATCAAGTTGTCGGGGCGCTGAAACCCAACGCTGCCGTAGGCGGAAC